GGCTGCTGCTCAACACGCAAAGGCACGGGAAGCTTTATCTAAATCAATAGTAGGTACTGCAGCATTTGGTGCTGCTATTAAATACCGTGCAGACAATCAAGACGTACAATTCTATGAGTTCCGTACTGATGATGGTAGTACAGGTGACTTACGTCCTTACTTTCCTTTAGTGCCATACCTTGCTATTGCTGACTTGATTGTTAAGTCAACCAATGGTGAAATGGGTAAAGCAAATATTAAAAAAACACTTGAGGCTTTTACCGGAGTGCAATCTCGTACTGGTGTTAGTTCATATGTTCTTGATAACTTTGGTGAGGCATTCATTACCCCACTTCAAGGTGATGGTTCAGACTCACCTAACACAGAACGTGTAGGTGAATTACTTGGTGGATATGTAGCAGAACTGTCGGGTGGTTTTCTAACGCCTGCTAGAATGGTACGAGACATACAGGCTGCTTTTGATACAGAAGCTGCTGTGTTGCGTGACCCTAAGCAAGCATCTGGCAGGGGGGTGGATGACCGTTTCTATTCGTCTCTAAAGAATGGTGTGTATAAAAACTTACCTGAGCTAGCTAAACAGTTACCCGCAATGGAAAGCCCTACACGAGGTGGCGATGTCTATCGTGAGTCTTCTTTAGCAGGACAGTTTGGTGCACCTCGTAAGGAAGCACCACGTAACCCTGCAGAGGAAGAGATGACACGACTAGGCATTGAACGCTACACGGTAGGTTCAAGGACAGGTGATAAGGCTGCTGATGCGTTTGTAAATAAACATATGGGTGAGTTGGTGGAAAAAAGAATGACTACTCTTGTAGAATCAGATAGATACAAATCTCTAACTGATACGCAGAAGCGTGTAACATTCGACCGTAGAATGAGTGTGATGAGAGGCTATGCTGTAGAACTTGGAGAAGTAGATGCACGAGCAGAAGAAAAAGCAACCGGCTCAGGCCGTAAGTATACACCCTTTGACCGTGCTAAGTATGGTAGATTAAGTAACAAACAAACACGACTTGTTGATGACTACTATAAAGAGAAGCATGGCAAGTCAGTGCTTGAAATGGTTGATGAAGAACCTGATGTTAATCATTATCTAATAGCATCTGTAGTAGGTAGAAAACTAGAGCAGATGTATTAGTATGAACTGTCCGGGGTAGGCTCATGAGACATTACTATTTCATGAATTTCAAATGATACGTCAATCAAGTCTAACGCAATGCCCCTAATCTCTCGCATGTTAGCTGTGCTGACGCTAATGCCCTGTCGAGCTAGCTGACGTTGCCTAGTAAGCAACTCATGTACTTCCTTTAATCTTAAGACAGATAGCATACTTGATTCTGATTGTGTCATGTTGTTCTCCTATGAATGATAAACTAAAGTAAAACTGTTGCAGTTAGGACAGGTAAAGTTACTTACTACTGCGTGTGTATCTTCTTCCACACTTTCCCCTTCTTCACAGTCGTGGTCCCCTCCCCAAATGAGGGCTTCGCTGCACTGATAACATTCCATTTATCTTGTATCTCCCGCACCGCCTAGAGTGCCACGTTCTTTACGTGCCTCTAGCTTCTCTTTATTTTGTGCAGCAATCTGTGCTAGTGGTATGTTCAAATCATTTGCTAGTGCAGCACAATACCAAAGCACATCCCCTATCTCTGCAGCAATATCATGTCGCCATGTATCGGGTGCTTTCTCTACACCATCACGAATTAGCTTCTTTACTTTGTTAGCTACCTCGCCTGCCTCACCTGCCATGCCTAGCGCAGGATACAGAATCTTATGTGTCGAAGGATAAATAGCAGTAGCAATTGCTGCCTCCTCATATTCTGAAAACTTCATTCCTTTATATTTCCTTTCTATCCATTCGTCTAGTTCACGTTGTAAGTCTACTATTGCATTAGCTGAACCGGGATTAACTAGCTTGCTTTTCTGTGGTTGCTTTAGCACTTTTCCCACCCTCCTTGAATGCTTTAACTACGTCAGATGAAAATAACTTCTGAAGGTTTAACAAGTACATACGAGATGCATTGTGGTCACCACCAGACACAGACCTCTTACGGTCTAGTCCATCTATGATACGCTTAAGGCTATCTGTATTGAACACAAGTGTTGCGAATACTTCCTCCCCTATACACAGGTTATGAAACCAATAGTCAGACTCAGTGGCATTGATACCGCTTGGCTTGCCGTATGACTCATACTCAATAGCAATGTTACCTGTACGTTGCCATACGTCTCTCTCTGACTTAACTTCAATCTTCTTATCCTGTAACATGTCCGCCACAAGTTTCTCTCGTACCTTACCATACTCAAGGTCAAGGTCAAACTTCTTACGGTTAGCAGTACTTGGCTCTAGATTTTTCATTGTACGTTTCCTTCTGTTGTTACTATTAAGTTGCGGTTAAGTCTACTACTTCACAAACTCCGGCAGTACAGGCAAGTTCACGGCCACCTGATGTTGTATCTTCTTTCTCAAACTCCTGTAGCTTATCCCAATCAATTTGTTTGGGCATTTGTTTTAACATACTTTTATATTCTTCAGCAGTACAATCTTGGTAGGGTGCTTGCTTATATGTATGCTCACTGAATGGTAAGAAGCTAATACCTGACACCTCATCAAAGTGTTCGTATGTCCATGCACCTACCTCCATCCACTCGTCTTCTTTAACACTGATTGTTACTGAAGGTTTGTGCTCACACCAATGCCTCTGATACACTAGCCATAATTCTAACTGCTCAATAGCTGTCATGTCAACCCTACATACGGCACTCCTTGGTGACTTCATAGGAAAACTAAATACAGTTGTACTGTCAGGCTTAGTTACATCCGGCTCAGCAGGGATACCTACATCAACTAGGAACTGTGTGAGTGGGTCTTTGTTATCTCCTCTAACAGTACGAATGTAATGTGGGTTATGTCTAGCATGAATACCTGATGAGGCATCAGTAAGTTGTGACACTGTACCTGAAGGCTTGATACAAGTAATAGCGGTAGACTGTGGTATGCCAAGACGTTTTGCAATAGTGGCATTTGTTTGTACCGATATTTCTTTTAGCTCTTCTAGCATAGGCTCAAGCTTGGTTGAAGACTTACCTGACATAAGCTTACTATCCATTATGCCTGTTAGTGATACACCTAGTAAGCGTTCTTCCTCTGTATTATTTTTCCATACCTTACGTAGATATTTAAAGTCAGTCAGTGTTGATTGGAATGTACCAAGTGTAGTAGCTAGAGCTACCTTACGCTTAAGTGTAGTTACTGTATCAGTATCACGCACTACTACTTCACTGAGATTACAAAACTGATAAGGGCGTAGTATAATTTCACTACATGGATTGCATCCGAAAGCCCAATCAGCATCTCGTCTACCATTCTTAGCTGCTTGCTTCTGTGCTGACTGCCTATTAAAGATACCACGCTCACCAGACTTACTGTCATACAAAGACATCCACTCACGCATGAATGTTCCCATCTCAGGCTTACCTTTATATGCGACACTGTTGTTTGCTAAGGCACGTTGTCCTTCGTACTCCCACCACTGTCCTGCCTTAGCGTTACGCATCTGGTCATCATTTAGATTTGATAGGCTGATAAGAGCACTTCTACGTACTCCACCTACGACAACCACTTCACCAATCTTACACATCAAGTCATGACATTCTATTGGGTACAGCTTACGTCCTGCTGCCTTACGAAATACTTCCACACAGAAATCAAACAACTCAACTAACGGTTGCGGTCCTGATGCCCTGCCCCCGAATGTCTTTAGCCTAGCTCCTGCAGCCCTAACTTCACTGACATCATACTTAGGCAGCTGCCCTGTATATAGCATGGCTATCAATTCTTTTAAAGACTTTGCCCAACCCGGACGACTGTCACCTACTTTTATTACTGTATCAGTATGGTTAAAGTCTTCACTAACAGTGGGTAACTTCTCTACGTTGCTACGCTCTACGCTGAAGCCTACTCCTGTGCCACACATGAGAACATACATAGTCTCATCAAAGGCACGAGGGCTATCTACAGGTACGTAAGAACAATTGTATCCGCCAACATGACACCTATCAAGAGCAGGGCCAGAGGTCATCAAGGCTCTCATGCTAGGCATAACTTCCTGTGTTAGTACAGCATCCTCTAGCTCTGCTCGTAAGGATGAGGTAATCTTAAAGCCATGATTATCATCAAGATGCTTTGTCATATAGTCAAAGTAACGAGACACAGTTTCACTCCATGTCTCTCTTCGCTGTTCATCTTCTTTCCATCTTGCATATCGTGAAAGGGCAATGAAGTTCTGGTAGTCTGTTGGTAAAATGTTGTTCATAAGTTACTCCGTAATTGATTTACTATTTTTAATTTCAACCCCCTCAAGTTCGTGCAGGAATTCGTAAAGGCCATCCTCTAATTCTATACCTACATCTCCATCTGCAGGGCCATGAAACTCATCTGTGTCAACTTCTAAAGTAAGAAATAGTTTAACTCGTACTATCATCTGCTCTACTCTTTTCTGTTTCTATTAACTTAGCTAAGTACCACTGTGCTTTTTCTAAATCCTGTATACCATTCTTGTATCGGTATCGCCATAGGTATTTAATAATGTTTCCCTGTAGGTAATACTCAAAGCCCTCATCAGTAGCCCCCATGATAGCATCAATACACTCAAGGCTAGTTGAGTTGTAATGTGTTGGGTGGTTTACCATATCCTCAGTAGGATGCTCTACTCCAAGTTTCTTTGCGGTAGCCCAACCGGTAGGTTTCTTTGCTTGTCTCCACTCTTGTCCGGGCTTACGGTGTATATTCTTTGCCATGTCTATATCTCCTTAATGAATTACTTTACCAGTTTTAAAGTTCATGCTAATGACATTATCATATTCTGAGGAAGTGTCAACTTTTTTCTCAAGTATTTTCTCTCCTTTACTATGAAACGCTGACGTTACGTAATCGTTTATGTACTCTCTCATTTCCTCGTCTTCTTCCATAAGAGGAACAGTAGCACACATCATAGTACAAAAGTGCATAATTTGCCTGTAGCTTTCTTCGTCTATGTCAGCATCCATACTAGCAAGTACAGATACATCTATCTCACCTGTCCATGTATCTCCATCTAGTGATGGGCGAATACGAATATTAAAGTCTTCTTTCCTAGGTTCGGAAGCTTTCTTATCTTTGTCATATGTTGTCATGCTATCTCCTTTTTATTTTAGTACCGTTAAACGGTGTAAGCTTTGGATGATTAGTCTTTGTTCCTTTTTCTTTGAGCCAATCTTCAGGAATAATTCTATCATAGTATGGAAGCTTATTCTTAATACACCACTCTCCGTAAGTAGACTTAGCACCCTTGCTTAGCTTACGTCTGCTATTCTCAAAGACAAAACGAATGTCAAGAGTAGGGTGCTGCTTAGCTATCGCTAAGTGTTTACGTCTATCGGAGGCAGTGAACAAGCCCTTAGCTTCAATTATAATACCATTACTCAATATAAAGTCTGGAGTATAGGTGCGGTAGGCTAGGTCTTCCCACTCAATCTTAATGCTCTCGTAGCCATACTTAACTTTGAGGTCATCAAGATATTGAGAAAGCTTTACTTCTAGCCCACTGCGATACCCATACTGTCGTGCCCTACTATATGCAGAATAGTTACGCAATTATTTATACTCCTCTGCTATAGTTATATAAGGAACCATCTTTGGTTCTTTTGCTTTAGATGCAAGGGCAGGACGTTCTTCAAGAGTAGGCCAACAAGTAAACCGATACGCACAGAATATACAATTATTATTTAGTACTGTATTTCCTGTAGGTTCTCTTCTAAATGTTTCTTCCTCTGGTTCAAAGCACCGTTCAAACTTATTATCTTTCATAGTCTGTACGGTATCTTCTATCTTACCTATCTCTTCGTCAAGGTCCATGTTAGCAGCAGAAACATATTTGAATTGACCATTGGCTTTGTTAACCACCCACCAACCACCGACACGTTTACCAGATGCTTTAGCATACCCGGCAAGCTGACCTACATAGCCGAAGCCATCCTTGGCAGCCAGTGTTTCATAGGACTCAAACTTATTTTGATACGACCAATTAGATGCTGACTTCACATCGTCAACAGCACCATCGATAACAATATCGTATGTTCCATTGATGTCTGTGCCATCATCCAGACTAAGTGTAACCTGTCCTTCATCTTCATATGGTACTCCTGCTTCTTTTAGTAATCCCTTGAAGACAGCTTCTACAATGTCTCCAAGCATCATGTTCATTATAAATGTAGTCGGGAACGGCAGTGCCTTTTCCTTGTGATTTTTCTCGAACCACAGCTGACAAGTGGGGCGACCCACGTTAGACATTCTCAGTCTGAAGTCGCCCCTTGTCTTACCGCTACCGAACTGTCGCCTAAGTGCATCAGATATGTCATCAGCCACCTGTTTAATGGTGGTGTCAGCCATAGTGGTCTTGCCTTTGACAGCATTCTCCATGTATTGATGCAAAGCTAGTTCAGCAGGATGGTTCATTATGCTACCCCTTCATCTAACTCAATTTCAGAAAGGCCATCAACGATTGTGGTATCATCAGCATCATTACGCAGCGTAGACTTTTCCTGCCATGAATTAATAATGTATTCGTTGTAGTTCTGTACCCACTGAAGGAAGTCTGTAAACATTCCTTGTTCTTTCTGGGTAAGCTCCATAGTCTTAGTGACATCGAGAGACACTTCCGGTAGATAGAATACTGCACCGGTAGGAATAGTACGCTTCTCTGTAGTAGCAGTAATGATATGCTGTACAGGAAGACGTTGCATCTTAGCCAACTGAGTGAAGGCAGCACCAACAGTCTTGAAAGCATCACGGTTATCAATCTCCCAGATGAATGGGATTTCTTCCGTAGTTACTTCAACACCATTTACATCAGTAGCATTGACAAGCTCAACTGTACCAAGCACTACACGAACACGCTTGATTTGCTTAAGCAACTCTTGTGTCTTCTCAGGTAGGCTTTTAAAGTCAGCAATATAACCTGCAGGCTTACCACAATTGAAGCCTCCATCGTTATCCTTTAAGTCAATGTTTAATGTATCTGCCATGACAGTCTTAACGTAACGGTTCTTTGCTCCATCAAGCCCACGTATAAACCGCTTATACATAAAGCGTTGTAGGAAAGGACGCATCTTAATTGATTCCGCATAGTAGGTTGGGCCGTCTGGCATTTCCACTTTGTATGTGCCACCCGCTACAACTTCCATGTTGACCGTCTTGCCTTTAACTTCAGCCTCACCCATTACAGGTGAATGGTTAATGCGAAGTCGTGCAAGAGTGCTACCCTTCTTACGTTGAGTACCACCCTCATTTGCAATGCCCATTGCTTTAGCCATTGCTTTGTAGTTGTTTGTGTCGATAGTTGTTAGTTCCATAAATTATACTCCATCATTTGAGTTTCAAAGGTTATTAGTTCTAACACGAAACGTCCTTCGTGTCAAGCCAATTGGGTCCGATTTTTGCTTCTAGTGCCAAAGGCACATTGAATGACAAGTCCCATCGTGTGTCAATCAATTGTATCAAGTCTCTATTAGTGAGACTAATTATATTTAGTACACTCCTTTCTTCGTTGGGATGAACATCTAATATGATGTCATCATGTACAGTATTTACTACACAACTTTCCATGTTGGTTAGTAAGTTTTCTATGTGCAACAATGCTATAGGTACAATGTCTGCTGTAGCAAATGATTGCACAGGATAGTTCTTAATCTGTGTGAAGTGAGATACCTTACCACGAGAGTTACGTCTCACATCAGGAAAAGAAAACTCTCTCCCGGAGGGTGTAACAATCTTACCTGTGTTGATAGCTTCCTTAGCTAGCTTAGCATGCCAATCAGCAATACCCTGATACTTCTGTGTGAAGTGGGTATAGTATGCTGCTTCAGCAGGTGTCCTGCCATAGCCGGTAGCTCCATATAGTGGTGCGAATGTATGTGCCTTAGCTTCTTGACGACTTGTCTTCTGTCCTGCATCACTAATAACTTTACTAGTATAGGCATGAACATCAAACCCTGTAGTCACTTCTTCAATGGCAACAGCATCCTGTGATAGATATGCAGCAGCACGAAACTCAAGCTGTCCGAAGTCAGCCTCAAGTATCTTACCATCAGTGAAGCGAGACACAAATACTTTCTTAATAGGAAACGTACCACCCCGTGGCATGTTCTGCATGTTAGGATTTGCACCAGACAATCTGCCGGTGGAAGTACGATGCTGTAGTAACCGTACATGTAATTTCCCATCGGCCTTAGTGTGTGTCTCAATACCTTCGACAAAAGAAGTTAGGTATGTACCAATGGCAGATAGCCTACGAACTTTTATCAGGAAGTCTTGCGTATCAACTAGACCTTTGGAACGTGCTGCAGTCTCAAGTAACTCTAGCTTTTGCTTTGAGGTTGAGAAGCCATTGGCACTAGCCCACTTAGCACTAGGCGGTTTGAACTGTAGCCCTGCCACCATGTTAGTATTAGAAAGAGTATACCCCTTACTATCACATACCTTACAGTGGCTAGGCTTTGCATAGTTCTCACCATTCTTCTTTTTCTTCCAGACCCTTCCGCTTCCCTTGCACTCAGTACATTGCTTAGCAATTGTTTTGTATACACGGTCTGTCCCTGTGTTAACCATAGTACGAAACGAACTAGCCCCCATGAAGGGGTCAATGCGACTGCCCCAATCAGGCTTGTCAATCACACGCCTACTGTATACTACGCTAGACAGTTGCTCCGGGCTATTTAGATTGATAGGCGTGTCACCCATCAGTTGCCTTATGTGTTTCTGTAACGCAGCTTGTAAGTCTGTACGCTCTTGCTCAAACAGTTGTCGCACTTCATCAAGCTTACTAAGGTCAACAGCAAAGCCACGTTGATAGATGCGGGTTAAGGTTTTACATATGTTATTAGTTAACTCCATAGTTCCTAGCAAACCCGTATTGATATCTTCAGATAGCCTACCATATAACTTGTCAGACAATTGTTGTGTAGCATGAAGGTCAGCAGACAGATACTCTGAAAGCTCAGCATGTGGAATGTCCCTAGTGCTATAGCCTTTCTTGAAGTACTCCTTCAAAGTATCTTGCTTCTTAGTATCCAATGCATACCGTTCAGCACAGGCTTCCAAAGACAAAGGTTCCTTCTGTCCACGTTGTAGTATATACTCACCAAGCATAGTGTCGAAGACATCACCATCATACTTGAACCCACTCTCCCATATCCATAGCAAATCATGGGCAGCATTGTGGCATATAAGAACAGTCGTCTTATCTAACCATTCCTGTACTGCAGTATGACCAAAGTCATCAGGCTCACACTCACTATGGTCAAAGGTAACGATGCGTTCATCACCCTTGTCAGTAAGCATACCTACCATAACTAAAGTATTGTTAGCTTCAAAGGGGTCAAGGTGTAGCTTACCATCACGATGCGTAACTGTATTCTCTACGTCTAATGTTAACTTCATCCCTCATACCTCGCTGTCAAGTAATCTAGTTCACAGTTTACCATGCCGTGCCAACCTGTCAACTTGTTCTTAACTATATTGATATGACGTAATGGACTATCTTCATCCTGTCCCTCAACTGCCGGTGACTTACCAATCAGTATCATAAGGTCAGCTTCAGCAGCCTTACCTGTACGTGAGCCTTCCATCATGGATTGATTTAACTGTGTCCGACCTTCTGCCTCAGCGGATAGCTGTGACATATAGAACACTGCACACTCATGTGTCTTAGCAATCTGCCGTGCATATATAGCATTCGCTTTCAATGCTTCATCCTGTCTAGCAAAGCCACTAGTCGTAGCAAACTTGTCACCCATATCAAGTACAAGAATGTCAGGCTTATATGTTTTGGCTACTGACTCTACCCATGCCATGTCCCTACCAGATGCTTCTTTAATCTGGATGTTATTCATGACAGGTTGATACATCATCTTAGCCTTCTGCATATTGTCTCGTACCTCACGGGCAGACATACCACAGGCAGCTGTCAGATACCTAGCACCAACACGGTGAGTAGGCTCTTCGTTACATAAGACAATACACTTAGCTCCTTGTGAAGCGAAGCCACCGGGGGATGCAATAAGACTAGCGTGAAAGGATGTCTTACCTGTGTTAGGTCTAGCACCTACCTCAATCAGCTGTCCATCAGATACACCCTCTACCTTACGAGTAACAGGTGCAATGTTGAATGCCCACTTAGCCTCAAGCTCAGCCTTAGCCATCAATGTCTCAATAGTAATATCATCCCACTCAATATTTAAGTTGGGTGTGAAGTCATCACCATACTGTTCTAGTATGTTACGTAGTGCTTCAAGGTTAGTCTTGTCACCATTCACATAATCAAATCCAAGGTTAGCAATGTCTTCACCAACAACCTGTTGGAAAAGTTTAGACAATACTTCTTGTGCTATGTCACTACCCATAGGCTTTTCTTTTTTAATCTGCAGAAACAGACTAGAGTATGCTTGCTTCTGAGCAGTAGTAAGTGTGCGATTGTTTGACATGAACAATGCTTCCACCTCATCTGGTGTAACAGTACGTGTGTATGTGTCCATAGCACGGTCAACAATCTTCTTAATCTTTCTTACATCTTTGCTGAATAGTCTATCAGGACATCTTGCTCCACGATGGTCATCGTAGAAAGGTTTGTCCATGAGACTACGTAGTAGGGATAGCTCCATTTCATTTACTCCTTTGTTGGTTAAGGTTATTTAGTAATGCCATATCATCGGGGTGTCGATACTTTATGTCATCCTTTAGTCTTAAGACACGTACATTCTTTACATGTCCTCGTAATTCTTTAGCTATAGACAGGGTCTTGGGGGCAGCGTCAGGGTCTAATGCTATAACAGCTGTCGAGAACTGCGTGAGATAGGCTTTGTGTGATTCTGAAAGCGATGTTCCCAACACGGCTACCCCTACAAACCTAACGTCACTTCCTACAATGGCTGCACTCACGCAGTCCTCAACAACTACTGCGACACTACCACAACCATGTGCATAAGGCAAGCTACTATTTCCATAGCGTTTCCACTTAGGAATGTGCTTACCCAATGACCGGCCTGTAGCATCTACAGCAACTCCCTTATGCATAACAGGAAAGACCACACGGTTTTCCTTTACATCATACATAAGATTTAATTCATCTTCTATTAGTCCCCACTTCTCACACCAGATACGTATGTCCTGATTGTTTCTGTGAGGTACAACGTAATCAGGCATAACAAAGACAGCATCATCCTGCTCCTTTGCACCGGCAAAGTTAGCACGTATATCATCCACCGACATGTGAACACGAGTGCCACCCTTGAGGTCACATGAAGCTTTGTAACAGTTCCATATCATGCTGCCCATATTATTAGTGATAGTAAAGGTCTTGTACCCTTGGCAGGCAGGACAGTTTATTCTTTTTGTCTCGCCATTGCCTAGGTCTATATCATTTATAGTATCATATATATTATTCATGTATACATCCCCTTCCTATATATCATTCTAATTATTTTTAACATAGCTTTTCCTAGTAGTCAATGCATTATTTGCACTAGCATATGTATTTTTCATGTAAGGCTTCACCGATTGTGGATTACTATGGCCTGTGACTGACATGATTTGTCCCATAGGTACGCCTGCTTCCACCATCTGTGTTGTTCCTGTCCTTCTTAAGTCCATAAGCCTCAGTGTATCATCAAGTCCTGCTTCCCTCATGACAAGCCTACCCACCTTTGATAGTCTCTCTACGCTGTATGGGTGGTACGCACCTTGCACAGCTAACACACGGGGTGCTACGTAGTCTTGAAAACCAAAGTCTTGCTCCTGTTGAGTGAGCATTTCATGTAAGTCCTCACCTATAGGCAGGGTAACCTGTGCTCTACGCTTACTCTGCTCAAGGAATAACTTACTGTTCTCTAAGTCTATGTTACTCCACCGTAACATTCGCATATCACCTAAGCGTTGACACCATTCGTATGCCATGTGAACAATGAGGCCAATGCTCCGCCATTCAAATTGACTGTATGCGGTATCAAGGAAGTTAGTTATGTCTGCCTCTGCCCATACAACCTTACGTTGAATAGGTGTCTTTCTGCGGACACTAGCAAAGGGATTTACTACGGTGTATTCCATGTCGATTGCATAACGATATACCAAAGATGCTACTGTGCAAACGTGGTTAGCAAAACTAATGCCACGTTTTACCCACGCTTCATAGGAATGCTTAGCCTGTTTGCTAGTAACACTTTGATAGTCGCACTCACCAAACTCCTCAACTAGTACACTGAGAAAGTATCTATAGTCCTTTTGACTACGCTCTCTCAGCATACTAAAGTTGTTAGATGAATAGTAAACATCAACTAATTCGTTAATGGTTTTCATTACGCAGCTACTAACTGTCTGAAGGGTACGCTACTAATCCACTGCGATACCTTTTGCTCACGGTTAAACATAGTAACAGCTGTCGTATCTTTGCCGGTGTTACGAAGTTTAAAACCATTGTGGTCATCAGCATAGGTAGCATAGTTTGTGAACGCAGAATATAATGACCATGCATTGTTACCTCGCACACTTGCCTCTCGATTATATAGTTCTAGCATCTTATCAGAGAGGTGGTCAGACTTCAGCAATGCTTCAAGCATAGTCTTGACATTACTAACCTGTAAAGGTTGCCTTGCCCACTGCTGTAGTTGGTTTGACTGGGCATAGAAAGATTGAGTAGACTGTTTCAAGTCACGGATAAACTTATCCATAGTGAAGTTACTTGTATTCTTCCTACGTATCTTGTCATGCTCTCCTGTAATCATGCCATTGGTACAAAAGAAATCAATCGCACCGAAGAATGTTTGATTGGAACATGAGCCATCAATACCATGCAGTGCAATGATACGCTGTGCAATGTCAGTGGAATGTCTCTCTGTTTCAACACGAGCAGTTACATTAGGAAGGACGATGTCCATCATAGCCCATGCATTATGCTTGGCTGTATTCCATTTGATAGTCATGTCCTTACACTCAGCTTCCCCAAGATGTTCAGTGACGGTGTCATATACACCACCAAAGAAATCATTGTGGTTAGCACAGCGGAAGGTTGAACCGACTACGCCAAGGTATTCTCCTGTCTCTCCGTTGATAACATATTTTTTATCTCTCACCTTGGTGTCCTCGAACTCTACATCAAAGTCAAGTCCATCTGGTAACATCTCAGTGAGTGGGCGTTTATTGTAGTACATAGGGTATTCTCCTTTAGTTGGTTGGTTGGTTAGGTAGTTTGCGTTAAGTGAGTTTAACTATAAATATCATACGGTATACTACTAGTCAACTACTTTCTTAATTTCTTTTTGAAGGTGGCGTAATAACCACGTTCTTTCATCTTTGTCGTAGCGTCTTAGCCACTCAAAGACTTGGGTGTCCCTGCCTAGAGAAAGCTCTACTAGGTTAGTTAATATTAATAGCTTAGTGCTATCACCCCTAACATAGGTAGCTAGTATACTCTCTGCATACTCTTCAGCAAGGTTAGCCCTGTCTCCATTTTCACGTAGCCAAAAGTTTGCTTGCGCTTGGTCTTCAATCATGTTGTTTTCCTTTCCTTAGTAACCAGAAGGCACGAGAAATATCGTACCATTCTTCTTCATAGAGGTCATCCTCTTTGGTACAGTATCCATGCCCAATCTTATTGCCAAGCTCATTCTCAGCATAAGTATGTAGTACATTTCGAATTATCTTTACTGCCTTATCGTAGGTCATGTTGATATCTCCTTAGTATCTTAAATCTGTTTTGTTATAGGGGCAAAGGTATAGCCAAGGTTTTTTAGTATACTAACTGCGTCCCCTGTTAGAGTTCGGTGGCCTGATAGCTGTGCCAATAGCTTAGAGGTATCACACTCTGGATATACAATATCTTTTCCGTATACATTCTTAACTGATACCTCTAGTTCTTTGATGTGAGTTGCTGCACCACTATAAAAAGCATTAGTGACTACTTGAATTAAATCATCGGTCAGTCCTACTCCTTCTGTTTTGCTACGCAAATCATCCGCTGCAGCTATAGCATCATCCAAAGCTTTGAAGTAATTATTATCTGTGGTCATTCGTCATCTCCTTTATAAAAATTTAACAAGTGTTGCAGCTTCATCGTCTGTTAGGGATTGGATACTGACAACACGAGCTAACAATCTCTTGCTAGGTACTGTTCTATACTGCTCCCCCCATAACCAATAGAAACCTTTAACGTCCTCCTCACCAACACTATCCTCACCATAGAAATCTTCTAACATAGGTTTGTCATTGATGACATCGGCAAGGTCATTTGGTTTAGGTAGGCTTGGCATTAACATGTGATGGGTGTACTCAAACTCACCATTTCTTTCTTCAATCGTAACTAAGAACATCTTATCTTTCCTCCTGTATTCTATCATCGATGACAGCCTCAATTAAAGATATCAAATCTTTTTGAAACACATCAGTGTATATAGTTTCATTGTTTGAACAACGTGCCACCTCCTCGACATGGTTTGCCACATCATAGGCAAGGTTCAACACTTTAATTTTACTGCTTGTGGTAAATGTTTCTCGCATCAGTCGTACTCCTTTATGTATTCAAATTCTATGTGTGCATCTGGATGTGCTACTCTTGCCATCTCCAGTGCATACTCTACTGCGCTATCCCATTCGCTTAGTTCAAGGGAGTGAGGGTGGACAAGTGTTTGCCCACGCTCTGCATTGATTTTCATTCCTACTTGCCAATACATATTACGCTACCTTCTTTTGTTTGCCACGAACACCACGAGCTATGAACCGTAGATTAGGTATGACAAAGTGATAGTCTTCCTCAACAGTTAACCTAACGCCAACTACTTCTTTCCCTGTCTTAAGGGCTGAGCTTAGCGACTTGTGCATCTCATCTAGTAGCTTGCCTGTTATAGCCTGTGCATCATACTGAATGAAGCCACCTGTATCTTCCTTACAATGTCTAGCAAGGGGCAGTATAGATTTGTACAGCTTGTACCTACCTAGCTTTACACCATGTACCTTTTCGAATAGTTTCTCTACTCGCTTAAGCTTGCCCTCAATCTGCCTTGAGGCAAGTACTTGACCTGTCATACCTGTTGAACGGTAATGTGCTAGTCTAGTAGACTTAGATGTACTACGTGGTGAAGTTAGAAAAGTTTTTAGTGCAGTGTATAGATTAGTCATGGTATATTTTCCTTTTGTTGGTTGGTTAGAGTGTCCGACATCGGACAGTTTCGGGGTAGTAATTTCATTGGTCTTAAGCATAGAGTTGCTCCTGTGTATTTATTTTAAATTTACGTCTAGCATTACGCTCACGTTTCCAATCGTCATTATGCTTGGAAGGTTTCTTATGGTGTATACGCTTCACCCTAATCTTTTCAAACATAATAGTTTCGTGATGCTGCCTCATAGCTGCCACCTCACATCACACATACTGCGGTGAGCCTTGACAAGAGTTACAAGAGCTAAGCCTAGCTTAGACACACGGGCAACATCGCTGTATGAGCACTCCACTCTATCACTATGCGGAACTTTTGCTAGCTCATCGAGGGCATCCCAATATTCTTTTTCAACAGTCGTAAGTTGAACGTATATTTCATTAGCAAAATTACTTGCTTTATCATCTAGTTTTTCGGTTAATGTAGTCATATTATTTTCCTTTACTTCCATGCCATAAGTGTACCAGAATCATACGGTTCTGAATGCCACCCATGCTTTGTTAATAGGGCACTCAACTTAGGATGAACGCCCCCTGTATCGTTGTCTGCATAGACATCGAATATGTAGTTGTCTTCGTGGAAGTCTTCACTCCCTCTAAACCACATGCCACCTGCACACCCATCGAAATCCTCTGAAGGTGCTGCCATAACTTCTGGCATTTGCTCATTGATTAAGTCCATCAATTTTTGTCTTGTCATATTACTTCCTCCTGCTAGCGGATATACCGCCTATTGTTGTAAGCTCGGCACTAGTATCAAGTAGCTCCAAGGCTTCCTGTAACCCTTGCTTTACGTCAAGTCTGTAAATCATCATTACATCTAAGACATCAGGGGTAGCTAAGACATTACGTATTGCTGCAACAGCCCTGTCTAGCTCAATACTCCCTTCCTCCACGCTCTCTGTGGTAATAAAACCATTATCAATGGCATACTTTTCTAGTGCCTCGCTACATATATTGTAACATTCTTCATCTGCGAATGTCGCTACGTGGTCTGCCCATGAACAATTACCGCCTTCAAAATAAACTTTAACACCCATTTTATATTTCCTTTTCTTCGTTAAGTGGTGGCCAATATACGGTGACCTTGCCGTCCTCAATCGGTAGCTCAGGCTGTTCACACAGCCACTGTACAGCACCCTCAGGTAGTGCCTCCCAAGACCTTACAATGTTTAGCCCTGTCTCATGCCTACCATCTTGATACTGTTCTTGTGCTAGTCTCAGCACACTGTTATACTTTGAGCCTAAATTGTATTGCTTATGCTCGGTTGTTTTCATGACAGGTATTCCTGCTAGGTTGATAGTGTTCGTCATCTTTTTAGTTCCTTTGTTGTTGTTGTAATTTGACTTAAAGCATATATTACATAGCCTGTCAAATAAATAATTAATTTAATTAATAATCATCCATAAAAGCTTGGATTATATGATATAGTCCCGTACCAATTGCTATTAGTAACAGCACAATAAGCACTAGTGTAATCATTATTGAGGTCATTTGTTCATTCTCCTTTTGGTTGGTTGGTTGATTAATATCAAAACTTGATTGACCCTAGTAGGATTTCCCATTTGGCTCGTTTCTCTAGACCTGAGCGTATCCATTCGTGTCTGCATTTACGTTTGCTATGAGTACGGCCCTCTGGATGTACAACCGAGTGGCACGCCTTGATGAATTCACGGTTGGTAGCCTTATCACCACCTGCCTTCCGTTCTAGCCTCAGAAATTGTGAATGTTGCATTGTAGTTCTCCTTTGGTTGGTGTTAGGTGGTGGTTTAAAAGCCCTTAGGCATACCACTAGGGGCCGTTAACATTAATTATGTGATATTATGAATGCGCCTCCATGTCACCCATGTTACTGCTTGCATTTCAAATGCCTTCAATGGTCTGCCATTGGTAGTCCTCATACTTGCAGCCTTTACATAATCTTCTTGTAGTATCTTATATTCTTTTTTACCGATATAGAGGGAGCCTGTCAAGCCTATCCTCTCAGCGTATGCAATGTTTCTGGCATGCCCATCTATAGTGCACCCGTCATAGCCCATGATATTCTCAAAGAAACTGATAATCTTTTGGCCTTTCAAAATCTCAATAATTTCTAGGTCACTGACACTATAAACTGCAGTAGGTTTGTCATAGGGGAGTGAGCAGTCAAGTATTGACCAAGCTTTTTCTTTCATTTTTGTATAGGTGGAAACCTTAAAGCTCTCAATACTATCTCCACTGACGTATGCCTCCACCATATCCCTTGCATTGAGGATATTCCTAGTCCACTTATTATTGGGGGACAAAGCAGCTGTTACACCCACCACAGTATTTAAGGGAATACCGTTATCAATTGATATTCTTTTGCATGCTGCCAATGCTGTAGCATACCATACCACACCCTCTCGAATTTCCTCTGGGGTTGCCATGTCATAGACAGCTAGTATATTTTTAATAGTCATTTTATTTCCTCTGTTTTGGTTGGTTGTTTAAGTTGGTCTTAACTAGACCCTAGGAAGATATGAAAAACCTAGGGCCCATTAAAATCAATAGTTTTGAACCACTACGTGCCCATTTTCTAAAACATGAAGCACTGTTGTGTTATCTTCCAATTCAATGGGTGTGATACTATATTCTTTAGCAGCTTCCTCAATTGTGTCATACTCGGTGAAATCACAACAGATACCAATCATATCAAATGTGTAAGCGGTTACTGACATAAGGTCACGGTATTCATCAAGATAATCATATAGTGCAGACAATGCATTGAAAGTGAATTGAGTTTTTCTTTCGCTTGATGTTTCAAACTCGTTTATGAAATCCATCTTGGATAATTGTTTAATAATCATTTTAAAGTTCCTCTGTTTTGGTTGGTTGGTTGTTTAAGTAGCTATGATGTAATTCATGATATAGGTTAATACTAAACCTACAGCGAAGCATGAAAGTAAAAATTTAATAGGGTAGTCCATTTGTTTTATCCTTTGTTTTTGTTATGAGTTTAATTTTGCTTCGAATTGGTCTACTTCGAGCCATGAATTAACCTTTTTAATCCATACCCTGCCAATATCCATTGCACGTAGGTCTTTCACTTCCTTACTTGCAAGGGCCTTAGTTTCTACTACTTGGTCAAGTCCGTCTTCAGTCATTATGATATATAGCATTGTTATTAATCCTTAAAAATTATTGTTACAGGGCTAAAGCCCCCTTTCGGTAATCCGCTTAAAGCACAGTTTAAAAAGAATGTCAAATAAATAATTCACTATTATAATAATTATATTAACAATTCTTATTCACATTATTTGTATATACATTATATATGCATGTAAAATTTTTATAGGGGGTATATGCTCCGCCACCTTGAAAACAGACCGTTGGTCTGAAAGTGATGTCTCAATTCATGCTTTTAATATGGCAACTGATACCATAACAGTTGATTTCATATAATATGCTATCAATAGCTATGATATTATCTTTATATATCAAGGGTTTAGCACTATATCAGTTTATTTTTCTGCTACAAATGGCTTGATGCTTTGCTTGCTAGCATTTACAGGGGGGCAGGCAGGAGCCACTGGGGGTGTACCCGTATATATACTTGACGGAGCCCACAGATGAGAAATATTAAGTGGTAACCACTAAGGCAACTGTCAAATGCATGCTTACCTAGCGTGTAATAATGTTACCGTATGTTGTAATTATATTACTCTATTACAGAAGAATGTGCGGTATTGAATATGCTATACCGAAGTATCTA